AGGGTTTTTCCCTGTTAGTCCACCGTAGATACCAGCTAAACCTGTACCAACACCTAATGCAGTTTGTAATGCACTAGCTTGTGGTGTTTGTGCTATTGTAGTTTGTGCTGGGTATCCTGAAATTAATGATGCAACACCAGAACCATACGTGCCTAATCTTTGATAAGGTTCATACGCTTGTGTTTGTGCTGCTTGTCTTTGTGCATCTAATACTGCTTGTGATTGCGCTTGCTGCACGCCGCCCAATCTTCCTAAACCAGATATTTGTTGTTGTGCTAGATTCTGCATACCACCACCAAGTGTTGCTTGTTGTTGCGAGATACCTAACTGATTTTTTAAATCCGCTTGTCTAGCAGCTTGTGCTTGTTGAAAACCTGATTGTAATAAATTAGCTTGTAGTGCTGCTCGATTCCTGTCACTCTCTGATTGATACTGTGCTTGTAATACACCTTCTCTACCACCACCAAATGCACCAGGTATACCTAATGCTTGTGCTGCTTGAGTTGCTTTTTGAGCTTGTGCTTGTCTATCAAATTCAGTTAATGCTGTATCAATAACATCTGATTGATAAGGTGACATGTAAGATTGAATTGATCCTGCTCCTGTACCTGCACCTGTTCCAGTTAAAGCTGTTGCAGCATCTGCTGCAGTTCCTGCTTTTGTTAAAAATGGTTGAAAGGATCCAAGGCCTGTTGCAGGATCTGTTGCTTGCGTATAAGCTGCTGTTTGTAATGCATCTTGCGCTGCAACTTGTGGTGCAAACTTAGTTGTATCAACTGGTAATGATGTTAACGCTGCTATCTGCGTTCCATAATCTCTACCTAAATCTTCTATGAATTGTGCGGGTAATGTTCGTGTTACTGTTTCAGCCATTATGCTACCTTACCTTCATTTCGTTTCATTAAATCATACATTCGTTGTGCTCCTTTTTTTATATTACCATCTCCTGCACCTCTTACTGCATCAGCGGTCATTACAAATTCGTTTTTAGATAACATCGCTGGAACGTCATCTGCTTTTTCTTTTACACCAACTGGTACAAAACCACCTTTATCTCTGTAATCTCTCTCCATAACACCAGCTGTGTTTCTCCTCATATCACCCATAGGCATATCCATTATACCACCCATAGCTCTTTTAGTTCTATTTAATTGTCTTAAATATCTTTTATAATTTTCTTCTGAGTTAAAATCTTTTTTTGTTAGTTTACCCATATCAGATGGTAAAACTCCACCACCTTTTTTAGCAATAGCACCAGCTTCATCTGATACAAACATTTGTTGAGTTGTATCTGAATCTTTTGGATCAGGTGTACCTTCTTCTAAACCAACTCTGCCACCTTCTGCTCCAACAAAGTTTCTAGGTGTTAAGAATCTATAACCTCTTTGTGCCATCTCTGATGCATCTAATCCACCGCCTCTGTATTCTGCAATGTCTTTTCTTATTTGATCAAAACCTAAACCTTTACCTCTGTAAACATCTTGTGCTAATTCTTTTGCTTCTTCTTCTGATGCACCTTTAGATGTAAAATATCCTATTAAACCTCCTGCACCTAACATTTTACCTAGCCCTGTTATACCACCTGTTTCAGTGGTTAATCCTACTTTACCTAATAATTTACCTAAACCACTTTGACTTGCTATTCTGGCTGGTCCTCTTTCAACTATGCTTCTTAATGGATTAAAACTTCCTGCTCCAAAAAAACTTTTTAAACCTCCACCACTCATTATCTTAGGGCCAAGATAACTAGCACCTAATCCTAATATAGCAGCTTTACCTATTGGACTTTTAACAACTTGTTTAGCAACGTCAGCAACTTTGCCTACTGCTTTCTTAGCACCTCTAACTAGTTTACCTAAAAAATATCCTTCTCTTGGCATAACATTTGTTATTCCACCGGATGCACGTAGTTGTCTTCTAATGTGAGCTCTTGTTATCATATATGTCAATTGTTTTATTATATTATTTTGGCAGGGATTGCACCTGAATTTACATTAATACTCGTTTTTAACAAGTAAATCAAGACTATGTTATTACTTCTCTAGGCTTAGATTCTAAGGCTGAAAGAACCACATGTAGTCTATTAGCTGTTGCTGCAGTCACTTTTAGTATCTCATTTTGTTGTAATACTAAAGGGGCTGATAGTAATTCTGTTGTACCATTTGCTGATATAGATTTAGTCTTAAAAAGATTAAATACATTATCACTAGTATCAGTAATAGTCACTGTTATAGTGTCTGCATTTCCAGAGTCTTCTGATACTAATATAGATTTTATAATAGAATTTGTTGCATCAGGCACTGTATATAGTGTTGTAACGCTAGTAGTAGTTAAATCTACTTTTTTATTTACAAATGAATTAGCCAAAGAAAAAAGCCTCCGACTCTGCTTCGTCTTTTAAATCTTGTTGATAAGTAGTGTTTAATTTTTGCACAATACTATCTACATCTCTAACAAACGATTGTTGTATTTGTTGATCGTATTCTTTATTAGGTTGTGTTAATGCCTGTACTATTCTTGCCATTATCTTCTTCCGTCTGGTTGATAGTCTATTCTAAATGTACCTAGTTTCCAAAACTGACTTGTACTAGTATTATCTATTTTTAATGATACTGATCTAGCACGTGCTCGTGTATCTATTTTTTGTGTGCCACTTGTTACAGTAAATGGACCGAGTGTTGAACTAGCTGATGTATCATTTGGAAAGTCTCTTAAGTTTAATGTAATTCTTGCATCTCCTGTTTGTGCTAAAAAGTCTGGTATCACTCTTCTTATTTTCATCATAAACTCACCATCACCTTGTAAACCTTGTTGACCCACATCAAAGTCCCCAGATTCAATTGATGCAGTAATTGATGTAGTTGCACCCTCTCTTATTTGATCCAATCCTGTTTCATGTTCATAGTAATAACTAACCCCATCAACATTACCTTGAACAAATGTTGATGAACCAGATGTACCATTAGAACTTGTATCATATTCTGTTGCATGGGGTTTACCAAATACAGCAGAATCTTGCCACGAGGTTCTAGCT